AGTTTGGTTTTCTTCTGCGGATAGATCGCGCTTTTCAGCTGCTGCTGAGTCAAGAAGAGCCTTTGCTTCTTCCCAAGCCTTTGCACGAGCTTCTGCTTGCTGACGAATGTAGTCAGACATAGTTACTCCTAAAGTGTTTGATTGGATTGGTCTTACAGTTTCTGCGTGGCTCCACGACAGTTGCAGCAACGGCGGCTCCGCACAATGCTTATTTAATTATGGCACAAAAAAAAGTTAGACCCACACCCTTCCCCTGATGTAGGTCTAACTATGAGAAAGTTTAGAACGCTTTGAGCATTAGGTCAAGTTGTTTACGCTTGATCTCTAGTAGGTCAGATTGTGTTGGCTGATTTGCGCGTAACTTGGAAACTACTTCACTAATTAAGTCAGCGTGATCTGGTTCTAGAGTTTCGCCTGCTTCTAGTCTTGTGATCGCATCGCTTAAAGCATCTACATCTACGGCAGTACGAGTTGCAAGAATGTCCAATGAACGAACAGTTGCAGTTGTAGCTTCATAGGCTGGGAATCCCGTAACAATTGAAACCTCATGTAAACGCACCTGATGCAGTTCACGAGTCGCGCCGTCTTGACTCCACATGTCACCCTTTGGTGGAACGCTGAAACCAAATGACATTGAGGAAACATCGCCACGCTTCATAAGAACCGATAGGTCGCGCCCTGCGCTAGTGTCAGGCAATTCAGCCTGTGCAAGTAGACCGCGTGAATCTTCAGATAGTTTCAAAGTTCCTGCGCGTGTAGAACCTAGAACAACATCTGTGTTGTGATTCATAAACAATTTGATTTCATTGCGTGACTTTAGCGAACGCTTGAACGCGCCTTCTTTGATCACTTCTGTAAACGGCAAGGGCTCTGACGGGCTGTTAAATACAGCTGCGTATCCTGTGAAACTCATGCCATCGCTGGATGCTTCGCCATTACGAACATCAAACTCAACGGTATTAACGCGGCGTTCTACTGTAGTTGTCATTTGTTGCCTTTCGTCTTTGTTTAAGTTTAACGCGATAGTGCGCCATTTCTCATTCTGTAAATCATTAACAGTACGTTCTTCATCGCGTATGCGTTCAACTACTTGTTCTGCATAGGCTTGCGTCCTACGAGCTTGCGCTTTACTCGCGCCAGAACCCCAGAGAAAGTGAGCCACAACGCCTGCACTTGGATAGTTATCATTAGCAGGATTAGCATCAGGGGCATCCAGATCAGATAAATGCCGAGCAATCCAAGCAGCAATACGAATCCACTTATCATCTGACACCTGACCCTCTGCCATGAGTCGTGCTTCACGAACAGTCTTATCTGTTAGACCATCGCCTGCTAGACCTTGTGAATAAAATTCTAAACCGCGTCTGGCAGCAGCTCGCATGTATGAAGGTGCTTCTTGATTTATAGCTCGTGTGTTTTCTTCATCTGGATTGTTTTCATCGCTAGGTACATCTGGTACGTCAGAAACATCCAGCGCGGTAATTCCTAGTTCACGATAAACAGCACGGTTGGCAGGATTGTTGTCTATTGCAATGATTACGTTAAATTCTTTAAGTAATTCTTGAGCCGTTGCTTTCTTAAATTCTGGTGTATCGGCAGTGCTACCGGGATTCATAAACAAACGGTCATAGTCAATACCCAGCGAATCAAGTTCTGCAACTGTTTCATCACGTTGCGAAACATTGCGACCAGTAACAATAAAGATTTCTGTATCTTCCATGTCATCTATGTAGGCATAGGTTTTTTCTATTAACTGACCATTTCTAATCAACGTATCGTCAATATCTACAATTACTGCTAGTGGCCCGGACTCAATTCGTACAGAATCTTCTTCCATCTGCATTTCATCATCTTGCATTTCATCTTGACCTTGGTATTCAAACTTAGTCAGAGGAGCAAAACTTTTAAGAACAAACTGATCTGTTTCGATAAGTTCATTGCCGTTCTTTGTATAAACCTGAATGGTTGCAATCGGCGTGTTCTGTGATGCCGTGATACTTCCACCCAACGGATTTGTAACTTCACCAAATGTTGAGATCGAAGTTATTTCCCCGTATATGGTATTGCCAGCGTTATCCCAAAAAACATAATCACCAACTTCTAGTTGATCATTAAGTGCGCGTTCGCCACCGGGTTCCATGTCCTCAGCTAGTGAAATTGCAATCATCTGATCTATGGCAGCTTGCTTAGTTGTATGACAACCCATAACTTCGCCATCTTCTTTAATAGTTGCCCAACCTGAACAGTCAGGTGATTTGTCGGTGATGAAATAAGGCATTAGCAATCCTGTCTTAACCAAGAAACAATATGACCGCCTTGACTTGAAACTCCATATAGTGTTTCGCCGGGGTTCAATGTAATCTCTAAACTGTCTACTTTTTCTAAAACCAAACCTGTGGCAGTAGTAACATTTGCATTTCCAATATAAAGATTCACTTGATTATCGTTATTGTGGATGTGCATTCTTGACGGATTAGTTGAAGTGCCATCTATCGCAGTTGGAGTAAGTCCAATAGTTGTATGACCAGAAGTTATAGCCATGATTAAACCTCGTAGACAGACTCTGGATTTTCAGGGTCAATCTGTGCAATGCCCTGCAACATAACAGAAGGCAATCCAGTATGTTCTATTGCTGGCAAGCCCAGAGCTGCAAGGACAGAGGCAGGGTCAAAGCCAGTAGTAACAAGCCTTTGAGCCATAAGAACTCTACGGTCAGTTTCAACCAGTGCAGCAGCAGCCAAATCTACGTTAGCCAAAGGAACGCGATAAACGTCACCACCCTCAACAGGTCGTAAATCCTCAAAACGTCTAATGTCATTAACACTTAAAAATCCTGCTTGTGAACCGATTGAGTATCCATTCATTCGAGTAGCAAAGTCACCGCGCAGTAAACCGTCTACGTTGAAGCGAATGAACGCCCCATCTGGCAGAAGTGCGCTGTAAGCATCTTCAATCTTTGCGACATATGGGCGCAAAGTGTGAGTCACAAAGTTAATGTTGTTCTGCTCAACGGAAGCATAAGACATTGCACCCGGCGTAGTAATTCCAATCATGTGTGGTGGAACTCTAAACATTCGAGCTACTTCTTCAATCGCTAACTTGCGACTGTCTAGCATCTGTGCTTCGTCTGGGTTAATGCCAGTCTTTACAAACTTTGCACCACCAGTTAGCAGACCAGTCTTATGCGCTTTGCGCCAACCGTTGTGACGTGAATTAAAACCATCTACTAGCTGTTTAGCCTGTTCGCTGTTTAGTGCCATAGGCGTTTCGATAATGCCTTGAGTAGTTGCACCCTGACCAAAGAAACGTGAAGCGAAAGATTGAAGCGCACTAGATAGACCTAAGTTGTCTTTAAGTTCTGTGACTCTGGACATACCGCGCAGTTCGCCAGCCTTGCGCATTTCCGTAATTTGTAACATGTCACGCTTGCTAACAGTTTTGGCTTCATCTTCATCAATGATGTATTCGATTTCACGAGTAACTTTGTTGCGCGTTACCGTGACTCTTGTTGGGTCAATTACAACTAGATTTATTACCTGACCTGAGTTATCGCGGAACACACGAATAAAAGCATTTCCATCTAGCAATAGCGAAATCAAAACCTGTTGATAATGTTCTGAACGCAATAGGTCTACATCTGGTCGCTGAACCCATGAAGGCTGTGGGCGATAAGGAACACGATCACCATCTACCCTGCGAAATGAATCAACTGGCAAAGTGCTAATAGTGTCAGAAATTAAAAGAACACAAGCATAAAAAGCGTTTATCTTTATTGCCTGATTTTCGTCTATGTTTGTTCCTGCTTCAGTTGTGAATGCAAAAGAATCGCCAGCACCCCAGACAGATTGAAAACTTATAGCGCGTTCTTCTTCGTTACGACCTGTTAAATTGCCAAGCATTATTGACCCTTCTCAAATGCAATACCGACAAGCAAGATACTTACGCCAGCTGCGACTATTCCTAATGGCAAGATAAACAAACCTAAACCGATTGAGATTGTTGCTAAACCAACCACTTGCAGGATAGACGGCATCAAAGCAACTCCTAGAAACTAAAGAACTGGGGTACAACGGGTTCTTCTCTTGAAACAGTTGCCCTA